GGACTACTTCTCATCTGCTCCACCCTCACCCACCAGCTCATCACGCATAGCAAGGCGTTCAGATATATTATTCTTGAACCTGAATTTATATTTTTCGAGCACGTTCCGTAGTACATTTGAGGGGTGACAGAAGATATCAGGTAAAGATGTTGACTCTTTTCCCGAGGGATTGTTTAACATATAGTGTTCTGTATTAGGTATCAGAACAATGTCAAAACCTTGAACATGTGCAACAGGTATTGCACGAAGCCGTTCAAGATAAACACTCGGTAAGTATCTTTGCAAGTGAATGCCATCTTCAAATATAACTCTATATCCATCCATTCCTTCTGCTACTTTCATACCAAACTCCTGACTAAGGGCATTGAATACCTTCCGTACGATAGTCTGATGTTTCGCCCATGTGCCAAGGTTTGTAAATATCGCTCTCTTAACCTCATGTTTATTTAACCATTTCAATTGTGAACGGATAGATGCATGTCCATACTTCTTTCCATATTTTGACTTCACTACATCCTTCTCTAACACTCTACCATCACCGATGTAAAGGTCGAGTCCATCGAGAGTGCTTCTATCAAATACGCGAAGAACATTTGGAAAATATCCTATCTTATGGTCATTACTTTCCAACAACAGCCCAGTCGCAGGAAAGTTTACTGAATGCTCCACAGGTACTGGTGTAATAGTGACTCCCTCAATATCGAATGGGTTCTTCCAGAATATTTTTCTTCTGAATGGAAATTGCTCTTTTGAAAGTGCCTTGTTGGCATATTTGCTTAGATAGACAGGAAAATCCAATCGCTTATTCTGCAACCCCGCAGCTTGTCTTGCCTGTGTTAATACAACGTCCGTCACCCCTTCGAGTATCTTATATCTACAATCAATGAGTATATTGCGTTTGTTATGGGAAATGAGGAGCGAATGTGCCGCATGGTATTTCGACGTAGGGTCCTTCTTACTAATGAAACTCACAATCATCTCTATGTCGCCTGCTTATCTCTTCTCGACTCTGGCGTAATCGGCTCTCCTTCTCTTGAACGGCCAGAGGTTGCAACTAAGTCAAGCAATGATTGCACATAATCTCCTCCTCGTCCACTTTTCGTTGCGATTGTCTTGAGTCGTTCAATCTGTTCATCTGTCAACGGAAGTTTCCCAACGTACTCTCTCAGTTCATCCAACGTCTGAGTTCCTGATGCAGTCAATAGTGCTAATTGTCTTACTAACTCTCCGCGGAAGATGTCCAGTATCAATGAGAGCCTAATTTGCAATTTATCAAGCAACTCCTCTTCGTATTTAAACTTCTTCCGTAAGTGTGACTTCAATAGTTCAAGAAGAGTCTTTGCAATCTTGTAGGCCATAAAGTCTGGCAGAAGGACGACGTAAGAAGACACTACTAATGCTGTAGCATACGTGCCTGCCTCAACATCATATGCACCCATACCTTCGCGAATGGATTTGTTTATCTGCTCAATCAAATCATTCGGCGAAGTATATGTTACCTGTTTCGGCTCTGCATAGTATATTTTTGTGCCAGACGGAACAACATACCCCTGGTCTACTTTCTTCTTCTTAATAGCTTTCGCATGTTCCCTCAACAAGTTCTTAACAGCATTTTGATATGCTTGTAATTTCGCATCCCAACTCTCACCCTGAAACTTTTCGGGTTCGAACATCGAAACATCAAGTTCATGTACCTCTCGTGGAACATTTCTATATCTCCACAGGATATCGGTGATAAGTATCGCTTGTTTCCATAGGATTCGTGAGCGCAAACAATCAAGCGGTGATTCGGACCAGACTCCGAATGTAAACCTTCCCTTTAGGTCAGTAATCTCCTCTCCATAGTTATCCAGCGCAACATGGTAAACCTTTTGCTTCTCATCCTCTGGGAACTTCTGTTCTTTGTTTCCTGAACCTTCATTCAATAGGTAGACATTCGCACCGAAGATTTGTGTATCCAACTTTCCAATTTGTTCTTCTTTCTCTACAGCTGTAAGATACGCAATGGGCAAAGGTTGAATCTGACGTATTCCAGTATCATCTTCAAAATGTGCAACGAACACTTCATCACCATCTCGCAACAAATGTTTTGCAATTGCAAAGAACCTTTCTCGAAAACCGAAACTCTCAACAGCTCTCTCTGCCTCTTTCTGCAATTCCTCTTCCTTTGGAGACATTTTTGCCTTAACATGTACGACTATTCCTTTGTATGCAAATTGTGTGAGAAGAGCCAATCTCGTCACTGCATTGTTCAACTCAGGGTCCATTCGTAAGAAATCCTTATGTGCCTTATATCTGTTTTTCGCTCCCACCATAGGTTCTAATGCAGATTCTAGCGCCTGAATAGTAACCGGTCCACCAACAGTTTGTAGCAACCTCTTTCCCGTCTTAGAACGAACTATTTTTCCTAAGAATTTCTCTTTCCATCCCTTCATTTCTAAAACACCTCAATTGCCAGTGGAATGTATGGTCGATGCATTAAATGTTCCTTTATTGCCCAATATCCTCTTGTTAATGCATCTACCGTATCAATATAGCCACCCCTAACCATGCCGATACGTTTGGAATCAAGTACGAGCATTTGTGAAAACTCCTCTTTTATAGGTTGATAATTACACAGTTCGAGCGTTTCATCAAAAAATGCATTTTTCACCTCATCATGGTTCTCCTTTCGCAGTGGTTTGAACAACACAGCCACTCCCAGGTTCTTTATATCTGCAATCGCCTCATTATACGACCACTGGTCTGTAATAAAGTACGCAACTGGGAAATGTTTGAGTATTGCAAGAAGTAACTTACGCACTTTGAATGGATTAAGCTCCTTCCCTTCTGGTTCAAGCCTAAACAATCCATCGACAACTACTCTCTCTCCCTCCGCATGTAATAGTGCCAGGCCAAATCGACAATTATTTATACCTGGGTCTGTCGACAATATGTACGTCGTATTCTCTTTTGGTTGTGGAAATATCTGTTCTTCTAAATGCTCGAAAAGATTCTTTCTCATACTATTCATCCTAATAATCTCCATATTTGAGTAATATGAATCCACAGCCATATGAGGCTGAATTCCATAATCTCTCCAAAATGTCGCAGGGTCTTTTAGTAATTCTGCCTGCATCTCCGGAGAGTCAAAAGGCTTGTTTGGATTCATATCCCATGTGGTAAACTCTTTCGTCAATATATGTGGAATTCTCTTCCCTCTCCTTACAAGAGTCATAATAATATCATTCACGTGCCAACACATTGACATCGCAATGATGTGACCATCAAAACCAAATCTGTTCGTTGACTTCCCTAGACGTGTGTATACTTGCCATGCACCACGCTGTGATTTCGTCTCATCATATGATGTAATCTCATCAAGTGTTACGATTTTAACATTCCGGCCCATAAGGGAACCTGCTGATACAGCTCCTCCTGCAGCAATCTCAATATCACGATGCTTCCTAAAACTTATCTCATACTCCTTTATCTTAGGTTTGAAGCTCTGGAAGAATGGTGCTCGCATTCTTTCCTTCACTTCTGCAAATACCGTATCTGCCGCTTGGTCAATAGACCTCGCAATTACCCATTGTTTAATTAGAGAATGAGAAGATAAGTTATAGTCCTTCGCAGGGTCTTCGCGACAAAGTAGGTCAAATGCGTCATATGCATGGAAAAGGGACTGTAATGCACTCTTTCCCCCACCCATTCCACCTACTGCATCAAGTTCTTTGTATCTGCCGTTAAAGAATTCACAGAAAATCTGCCTCTGCATAGGGTAGGGTTCAAACTCTCCGATAAAATAAGGCTCTGAAAGAAAGAAATCTGGTGATTCCTTCGCCTTAAGTATTAACTGTAATCTCTTCAGGCTGTTCACTCTGTTCACTTTCCAATTCAGGTAGCACTTCGAGAAGTTTCGTTCTACACTTAGGACAGAGTTCTGTAAATAATACAGATGTGAGTTTCGTAAACTGTGTTTCGAGAACCGTTAGTTGTATTAACGGCCCGGATTTCAATTGCCCTTCGAATTCCAATACATCTCGCATTGTTCTACGTACCTCTTGGATAACTCTTGTTATAGCTGATTGATTCATCGCCGACCCTGGTTTATCTAATTCAAGCTTCAATTGTCCAATAAGCTTCTCTAGAATTACTTTCAACACTTCAACGTAATCATCAACAGTTTTTGCCTCTTTCAGTCTCATTATTACACTGTCTTCTTTTGCCTCCATTTCCCAATGGTTCGAAAAACAATGGAACACCGTAGAAGTGGGTAATTCGAGTTCCTTTGCTGCTTCAACGTAAGTCATCTCGCCAG